ATTAGTTTCTGGCACTATTACTCCAGGCTTCAACATGCCCTTATTGGACATGTCAAAGCTGTCTATCCTAGGATCGTTGTTCGCTCAACGCTTCTTGCGTTAGGCGGACCACTACTAGGAAAGATGAACTCTAATGCTCGGCACTTCGCTTACAATTACGCTTGATGGGTCGGGTGGTACCGCTAAGGTCCTCCCGCTCATCAACCAGGATGGCTATTCATCGGAGTATTTCCTCGATGATACCACTGTGACCTATCGCGCAAAGGTGCGCCATAGTCACGATACCGTGAAAGCAGGCTCTCAGGCGTTTGACCGTCACACTGTGACGTTCACCCGCTATTTGAAACCTGTTGGCACGACTCCTGGTTCGCAATCCGAGATCACGTTTACGATCAGAAATGATCCTAACGGGACCGCCTCTGACATCATTGATGTCTCCGAAGCCATGAGTTTCTACATGGTTAAGGCTGGCGGGATTGCGGCCAAGCTTTTGGGATGGGAGTCTTAATCCCATCTCAGTTGTATGCGAACCTCGAGCCGTAGAGAGTATTGCACAAGGAGAACCCTATGCGTACTCAGAACAGCTACGAGGAGTTCATTCTAGGCGCGTTCCGCGAACTTTTAGTCGATTGTTCGCGGTGGTACCCAGAACTAGCCAGCGAGTTCAGGCGTGATTACAAGCGACTGAGCTCCGCTATCGACAGTCATGGTATCCGGTTTGCACTGGACACTATGCCTGCGTTTAGAAAGCACCTTGACAAGTGTGTTTCTAAACAGCGTCTAATCCCATCTAACCTAATCCACTTCGGAGTAGGTCTGAAGGGAGGGGCGATCCCACGACTGTTTCGGGGTCTCACCCTACGCGTTTTCGATAGTACTGGTTTGCTTAAAGATCAGCCGGATAGCAAGGCTCTCTTTCTCTTACGACAGCTCCTTGGAGTTGTTCGGAAGTTAAAGTATCCTTGTTCACTCAAGGACCAAGGTAACGCGGTCCGCGAGTTCTATCAAACTGATTTGGAATGCAGGAATCCTGATCTCCCTTGGGGTGATCACGAATCCTTCCAGAGTCGGGTTGACACTGCGGCTCTCTCATTTGAGGAAGCAGCTTATGTTGAACCGACTATGGACTGCCTTTTTAGACAGGCTTCTGATTCCGTCCACTGTGAACGTCAGCTACTTAGGGATGCTCAGCTTGTTGCTGATATCCTATGCAGCTGGCTCGGCCCTTTCAGGCCTAGTGAATGGAACTTTAGGCACGGACCTGGTGCAGTTTCTGACCGCCGATTTGGGTCGTATAAATACGACTTCGACCAGTGGCCAGAACGGCTCGAATCGATCTTCCCGTGGGCCGACTTTGCAAGAGCAAATTACGGCGCATGTGAAATCGAATCTATGGAAGCAGCCATTCTTCGCGGTTTCTACCACGAGCGACCTGCTAAGTTGCACGCCGTACCGAAGACTATTCGAACTCCCCGGCTTATCGCCAGTGAGCCCGTTAGTTTCCAGTGGTGTCAGCAAGCAGTCCGTGACTACTTCTATACCCGCGTTGCCCGCTCCCCTCTGCGAATGTTCATCTCCTTTGATGATCAAACGTTGAATGGGCGGTTGGCGCAGGAGGCCTCCATGAGTCAGTCGCACTCTACAATTGATTTGTCGAGCGCTTCAGACAGGATATCCTGTTGGCATGTGGAGCGTCTATTCAGGCGCTCCCCATCCCTATTGTGTGCATTACAGTCCACTCGGGCTGTATACATACAGCAAGATATCTGTAAAGTGTCTCCCAAGTATCATTACTTGCGGAAATACTCTACCATGGGTAATGCTACTACGTTTCCA